GGACGATTTTGTTACAGTGGAGAACAACCAAGTCAAGCTGAACAACTTTTCCGGAATGTCGAGAGAAAATAAAGCGGCCATCGCTGAGGTCGGGCAGAAGAGCGGCAAGGTAACGGAAAAGTGGCTGAAGTTCCACAGCAAGACGCAGAGTCTGGAGCTGCTGGGCAAGACGCTCGGCATGTTCACGGACAAGACAGAGCATTCCGGCCCAGGCGGAGGCGCGATCCCGATCGCGGTGACGGTGACGTATGATGACGCCGATCCCCCAAACAAATAACCGGATCGTTCGCCTGAATCCGGCGTTCCGCTCGGTCAACCAGTGCCGACAGCGATACCGGATTCTCAAAGGCTCTGCCGGCAGCGGCAAGAGCGTGGATCTCGCCACCGACTATATTCTAAAACTTTCAGATTCGCGCTATGCCGGTGCGAATCTTTTAGTTCTACGGAAATTCGATGCGTCGAATCGTGACAGCACATACGCCGAGCTTGTGGGAGCCATCAACCGGATCTACGGCGACGCCGCCGAGTACGTCTGGCAATACAGCACCAACCCGATGCGTCTGAAATGCCGCACAACGGGCAGCGAAATCATCTTCCGCGGCATGAAGGACGATCGGCAGCGCGAGAAGGTCAAGTCCATCACGTTCACCCGCGGCAAGCTGGTGTGGATCTGGCTGGAAGAGGCGTTCGAGTTCGAGGCCAGCGACGTGGAGATACTGGATGACCGTCTGCGCGGCGAGCTGCCGAACCAGAACCTGTACTACCAGATCACGATGAGCTTCAACCCGGTCAACGCCGACCACTGGATCAAGGCGCGATACTTCGACTACCAGGACGCGGACACATTCGTCCACCACAGCACCTATCTGGATAATAAGTTTTGCGACGAAGCGTTCCTGCGCCGCATGGAGCGCCGCAAGCTGCTGGATCCGGAAGGATATCGGGTCTATGGCCTGGGCGAGTGGGGCGAGACTGGCGGGATGATCCTGACGCGCTGGAAGCTGCTCGACTTCGACCGGGATCCTTCCCGGTTCGACCGCATGGTCAACAGCCAGGACTTCGGCTACAACCATGCCAACGCCCTGGGCGAGATCGGCTTCAAGGACGGCGACCTGTACGTATGCCGGGAGATATACTGTTTCGAGAAATCGACCGATGAGATCATCCGGATGGCCAATGCGGCCGGGTTCCGGAAAGATCTGAAAATGTGGTGCGACAGTGCCGAGCCGGACAGGATCAAGATGTGGCGCGATGCTGGATATCGGGCCGAGGGCGTAAAAAAAGAGCCCGGCTGCGTCAGGGCCCAGATCGACTACCTGAAGCAGCGGACGATCTACGTCCATCCAAGCTGCCCAAACACAGCCAAAGAGGCCGGAGCGTGGAAGTGGAAAAAGGACCGGGTGAGCGGGAAATACACGGATGAACCGGTTGAGATCTTCGATGACGCGATGGCGATGCTGCGCTACTCTATCGAGGATGTACGCAATCCCGGGATACCGCTCACGCCGTTTACTATCGATTTTTAACAGGAGGCGATCAGCTTGGCGGACGCTACGATCAACCGACCGAACATCGACAAATATGAGCTGCTGCGCAACGCCTACTACGGTACCGGAGGGTTCGAGGATGGCAGCTACCTGGTCCAGCACAAGCGCGAGCAAAGCGACAACTATGAGGCCCGCCAACTGATTTCACATTACCTGAACTACGTTCAACCGGTAGTCAATTCGCACGTCGACCCGGTGTTCCGGAAAGAGGCACAGCGGGACTTCAATGGCTCCGGCAGCGAACTGTGGGACCAGTTCTATCAGGACGCCGACGGTCATGGCAATTCATTGCCCAGGGTTATCAAGCGGTTTGCCGCCGAGGCGAAGCTGCTCGGCGTGACGTTCGTCGTGCTCGACAACGACCCGAATCCGCCGCCGACGCTGGCGGCGGTGAAAGCGACCAGGGCGCTGCCCTATCTGTTTTCTGTTACCCCGGACCGGGTGGTCGACTGGAAGACCGACAAGCTGGGCCGGCTGACGTCGATCACCTACACTGAGCTGGTCGACGGCCACTCTGCCAACGACCAGGACTTCTGCCTACGCACGTGGACAACGGTCGGATGGAACCTTACCAACCGAGCCAGCGATACGGAGCACGGCAAGGGGGCGCATACTCTCGGGACCGTTCCGGTCATCCCGTATTTTTCTCGGCCTGGTCAGCCTGGTGTTATGAAGCCGCCATCCGAGTTTTTGTCGATCGCGCGGACGAACATGCACCTGTTCAACCTGTGCAGCTGGTTGTCCGAAATGCTCTGGAACCAGACCTTCGCGGTCTTGACCTATCCAGTAAAAGACGGCAACCAGCCTACAAAGCTGACGATCGGCACCAACAACGCGCTGGCCTACGACGGAACACTGTCCAATTCGCCGGAATTCATCGCGCCGCCGGCGGATCCGGCCACGGTGATGCAGGGGCAGATCGACCGGTTGATCCAGGAGATATACCGTATGGCCGCCCTGTCGTTCGTCACCGGCACCAAGGCCGAGCAAAGCGGCGTGGCCAAGGGGTGGGATTACGAAACGACCAACCGGATATTGGCCGACTTCGCTGCCAACACGGAATATGTCGAGATCCGGATTGCCTCGCTGTTCGCAAAATGGATGGGCGTGCAGCTCGAATACAAATGCAGCTATCCGGATGACTTTGGCCTGATCGACGTGGCCGGTGAGCTGGAAGCCGCCGGCGTGGTTAAGGAGTTCAACATCCAGTCCAAGACGCTTGCCGTCGAGATCGTGAAGAAGATCCTGGCTATCTACCTGCCGGATCTCGACACGGAAACTTTCGACAAGATCATTGCCGAAGTCGAAGCTGCCGGAGCTGACGCACTGGAGAGCGCCGCCAAGTACATCAAGGATCTGCAGAAAAAAACGGACACAAACCCGGGCGGCGGTGATGCCGGTGGCGGTGACGGTGGTGACGGCGAGGAAGGCGATGGTGAATGAACAGCGATATCGAGCGCATCATCTCGCGCTGGTCTGATGAATATCGCCGCCAAGCAGCGCCGCTGATCGCCAAGATCAAGGAGTTGCTGGAATACGGTCTATCGCCGCAGGAAGCGGTCAATCTGGCGCTTTTAACCACCGGATTTTCCGGGGCGGTGGGCGAAGAGCTAAAAAGATCGATGGGGTTGGCGGCTGCCAGCGGCTACGGATCCAGCGTCTCGGCTGATACGGCAATGACGCTGGGCGAAAAACTTTCGCTGATGCCGTGGGCCGCAGACAAGCTGGTCTTGTCGAGCAAGCTGTACGGTCTGGATCTGGCCATGCGACAGACGATCTCCGGGACCATCGCAGACCAGATCCGCAACGGTACCAACTGGGTGCAGATGAGCCGCGCTCTGTATGACGGATATGGATTTCCGGAGAAGATCCAGCGAGCCGAGCTGCCGGAATATCTGAAGGCGCTGGTGAGCGCAGCACAGAGAGCAAACCCGAACGATCCGGCCACGATTGCAGAAGTCAAGCGGCTGGCCCGGATCGCCAACCGCAACATCGACCGGATGGCTCAAGACGGTGCTCCCAACCGGATGCTTAAAGCAGCATATCGGCAGCTGGCTGAAATCGCCGAAAAGGGGAGCGCCAAGGCACTGGCCAAAGCGGTTGATGTAGCGGTAAACGAGAAGTCCAGATACTTAGCGGAGCGAATAGCCAGGACGGAAGGCGCCAGGGCATGGTCGGAAGGGTTCTGGGCACAGAACTATTCGGATCCGGATGTCGTTGGCGTGCGCTGGCGTTTGAGTAGCCGCCACCCGAAATTCGACATCTGCGACTTTCACGCCACCGCTAACATGTACGGTCTTGGGCCGGGCGTTTATCCCAAGGGAAAAAACCCGCCGCATCCAGCCCATCCGCATTGTACTTGCCGCCTGGTTCCGGTGTTTGACGGAGAAGTTGGCGCGGCAAGGGCACGGGTCCAGAAAGGCGGAAACGAATTTCTGAGATCGCTGACAGCAAAGCAGCGGCAGGATCTACTCGGAGCCAAAGGTGTGAAAGACTGGCAGGCCGGAGCTGATTGGTCCGGCAGCCTTCGAAACTGGCAGGGGCATGTGGACCCGAGGCCAAGACTATCAAGCGAGGATTTTAATCATGTTTGAAAAATCGGTCATCCTATCCGAATACGAACTGACCAAGCTCTGCCGGGAATGGCAGGAGCGGTTAAGGATTCAGCCTTGGCAGATCGTTGTGCGAATTTGCCGCGCTAGTGAATTTACCATCCCGAACGCTGGCGGAGAGGCGAATTGGCGAAAAACACTTGAAACTGCGGTTGTCAGGATCCTCGATCCGGTTGACTTCGACCCGGACAGTATGCGGCCGCAGGATATGGAAGTTGTTCTGGTTCATGAACTGCTGCATCTTCGGTTTGCCGAGGCCGATGTTACTGGCCGGGACACTCTGGAAGAGCGGCTGTTTGAGCTCGGCATCCAACACACCGCTGAAGCCCTTGTCCGGATGAAGCGTGAAGCAGAGGACTGGAAAGCGGGGTGTCAACGATGAAGGCGAGAGATAAGCCCTAAGGGCTGGCATAACTGCCGGTCCTTTTCTTTTGGCACGGCCCAGGCTGGCCCGGATAAAATATTTCGCCCCAGGCTGGGCGGAAGGAGCAAAAAATCATGGGAGACCTGAAAAAAGTTTTCGACGCCCTGGCTGGCGTTGATGGTGGCGTGGACCTGAAGTCCGCGCTGGAAGCAGAGCTGACGGCAATCCGCAACGAGGCGGCCGGGTATCGCGTCCGTGTACAGGACGCGGAGGCCACCGGACGCGCGACGGCCGAAAAAGAGCTGCTGGCAGTCCTTGGAGTGAGCGACCGGAACGCCCTGGCTGGTGTGAAGACCGCCCTTGAGGCGCTGCAAAAAGGCGGCGGGAAACCGGACGAGATCGGCATCCAACTGGCCAACCTGGCCAAGCAGGTGGAAACGCTATCCCAGCAGGTCTCTGAGAAAGATAAGCTGGCAGCGACCGAAAAGGAAAAGCGGATCAGCGCGATCCGTAATGCGAAGACCATCGAGGCGCTCACTGCTGCCAAGGCGATCAAGCCGGCCGAGCTGGCAAAACTGGTGGCAGGGCAGGTCCAGGTCAAGGATGATGACTCGCTGGTGTTCATGGCCGACGGTAAGGAAATTCCTCTGACCGACGGCATTGCCGCGTATCTAAAGGCGAACCCCGAATTCGTGTCCAACACTGCAGCTCCTGGCGCCGGCGGCGGGGCCGGCGGCGCTCCCGGAGACAAAGATCCTGAAAAAATGTCCATGGCCGAATATGCCGAATGGCGGAAAAACGGCGGTGGGAAATAATTGAGGAGGAATTGAAATGAGCAACACTTTGTTGACCCCGAGCATCATTGCCAAAGAGTCGATCATGGTTCTGCAAAATAATCTGGTCATGGCCGGCCTGGTCCACCGTGACTTTTCCAACGAATTCGCCAAAGTCGGCGATACGGTGACGGTCCGCAAACCGGCCACGTTTGTTTCCAACGTATGGAATGGCACCACTGTCACCATTCAAAATGCGACAGAGGGAAGCGTCCCGGTGGTTATGGACACCATCCTCGACGTTTCGTTCGCGGCAGGATCCAAGGAAATGGCCCTATCGATCAACGACTTTTCCGAACAGTTCATTCAGCCGGCGATGCGTGCCCATGCCCAAGCGCTCGACGCCAAACTGGCCGGGCTGTACGAGGACATCCCGTACGCAACGGCAGTCGGCAGCACCGCCGACATTGCTGACATCGCAGCGATTGACACCATCATGAACAACAACATGGTCCCGCTTGATCAGCGCAGCCTGGTGCTCAACCCGGCCACCAAGAGCAAATACATCGTGCTGCCGGGGATCAGCAACGCTGAAAAGTCCGGGTCCACTGACGCGCTGCGCAAGGCTTCCCTCGGGGAAATCCTCGGATTCTCGACCTTCATGTCCCAGAACGTCAAGGCCCACACGAAGGGCACCCTGGGAACAGCGAAAGTAAAGACCGGGGTTGCTGCCGGAGCCGCTGCGGGAACGCTGTACAACAGCAGCCTGACTGGTACACTGAAAAAAGGCGACGTTTTCACGGTCGCGGGCGACACTCAGCAGTATGTATGCCTCGCGTTGGCGACGGCCGGCAGCAACGAAGTCGACATCACCTTCTATCCGGCGGCCAAGGTTGCCTGGGACGGCGATGCCGCGGTCACTGTGTTGGCTAGCGCATCTGCTGAAAACCTCGCGTTCCACAAAAACTGCTTCGCTCTGGTCACCCGTCCGCTGGAAAAACCGATGGGCGCCGCCTATGCGGAAACCCTGTCGTTCAATGGCGTGTCCTGCCGCATCGTGGCCGGTTACGACATGAACACCAAACAGGACACGATCTCCATCGACTTCCTGTGCGGCGTCAAGACTCTGACCCCGGAACTGGGCGTGCGTTTCCGGACTGCGTAATGGAGGGCTGAACGATGGCTAAAATCGAAACCGTCACCCTGTTCAAGGGCGACGAACGGATGATTGTAAACGAAGCCGACGCCGCTGCCTGGAAGAAGGCGGGATGGAAGGCCAAGGCGCCTGCAAAAGAATCCGATTGATAGGAGGCCTGCTGTATGGAGATCAAGTTGAAAATCGAAGGCGTCGAACGCCTGCAGCTGGCCCTCGCTAAAGTTCCGGATACCGTGAACCGGCGGTTAGTGCTGGGCATGCGGGTTGCTACGAGTGCCGTGGCCGAATATGCCCGCACCCATCACCGATTTGTCAGTCGGTCAGGACACCTGGAAGAAGCGATAACCGAAACGGTAGCCCAAAATGGCGGGTCCGTGTATGGCCTGATCGAGCTGAACCCGGCAGGTACCCGAACGGCAACAGGCCAATCGTACGGAATCTTCCAGCATGACGGTACGGACAACGAAGGGACCGGCCGTCACTTCATCGCTCCACGCTATCGCAAAGCGCTGCGATGGGTTGGGCAAGACGGGAAATACTGTTTTTCCAAGAAGGGCATCTGGGTCAAGGGTATCAAGCCGGATCCTTTCATCTACAACGCGGGTGAAACGCTACAAAGGCAAGGACTGTTGCAGGCAGCGTTTGACAACCAAATTGAACTGGCACTGAAGGAGGCGGGGGTATGAGTTACGTAGCAGCGACCGACAGCAACGACGTGATGATCAAGATCACGACAGCCGACTGCACGGCAGCCGATAGTTATGTGGACGCGCTGCTGACCAGAATCGGCGCTACGCTGCCGCTTACGACGGTGCCGTACGAGGTCAAGCAGCTGGCGCTGGCAGTCGCGCATAAGATCAGGGCGCTGGCAGAGTGCGGCCCCGGCGGTCAGATGGGGGACAACGACGCTTATCTGGCCAAATACAAGGTTTACGAAAAAGAGGTCAACCGGTGGGAAAACCTGGTGACGCCGGAACTGATCAACGGCACAGAGCAGTTCGAGTGTTCGATTGATCTCGGGAGGGGCTGACCATGACCGCCATCGCCTTCTGGTTTTTGGTACTCAGCCATCTTGAAACGTATCTGGCAGCCAAGGTCGCCGCAGCCGTGGGGCAGGGTTTTTCCCGGGGTGAATTGGTTCCATCCGTTGTTCCGGCCATTCGGCTTTATCGACGCGGAGAGCCGGATCTGGATATATGGACGCGGCCAAACGGCACTCTGGAAATAACCATGGAGATATGGGCCGAGAACCAGGACCCGGACCCTAAAAAGGGAAACGAAACGCTGGCCACGCTGGAGGAAGCTGTTCGCCAGGCGCTGATCACCTGGCCAGGCCAGGCGATGACAGATCTGAAATTCAAAATCACGGATTTCAAATTCGCTGGAATCAACGGCGACGGTGAGAACTACAGGCCACGCGCGATGGCAATTTACGGGCTCATCATCAAGTGGGCAAAATAAACGAAGGAAGAGGTGATTTCCTTGCTCGGGACTAATGTTATCGACAAACGGGATATATTGCTGGGAAGCGGGAAGTTGTATATCAACAATATCTCGGTTGGACAGCTCAAAGGCGACGTGGCGTTCACGCCGACAGCGGATTACAAGGAATTCAAGGCCGGTGTTCCCCAGCAGACGGTAAAACTGCTGAAATTCTCCGAAGGTGCCGAACTCAAGGCCAGTTTCGCGGAAATGAACGCCGCGAACTTTGCTCGGGCAACCAACGTCGAGCAGAGCGCGATCGTGACCGTAACGGATGACGTAACGGCAGAATCGGTGGTTCTGAGCGGAACGGACACCGTACAGCTGGCAAAAGGCCGCCACATCACAAGCCTGGTCATCGTAAAGGGCGCGACACCCTGCGTGCTGAACACCGATTACGAACTCGTTTCGGCAGCTACTGGGCAAATCCGGCGCGTACCCGGATCCCTTGTCATCGCTTCGGGTGACACGGTGTCGTGTGCCTATACCTACCGAGAAAG